CAGGACCAGCAGGACCAGCAGGACCAGCAGGACCAGCAGGACCAGCAGGACCAGCAGGACCAGCAGGACCAGCAGGACCAGCAGGACCAGCAGGACCAGCAGGACCAGCAGGACCAGCAGGACCAGCTATCCTGCTAGGCTTGCTCCTAGACCCGCTATGTTGCTAGGTTTGCCCCCCAGCCCCCTCTATTACTAGGCCCTTGGAAATCATACCGTCTATCCCTACAGTATCAAAGCACTTAACGAAAAACGTCCTCTAATCGTTATGAATCATGCGCTTAAAAACCGCTCACCCGCAAACGTCCTGATACCAATAGATACAGAGGGCGATCCCCGCAAACCCTTGATTTTAGGTACTTTGGCCGATTTGCTATCAGGGTCGCCGGAATCTCGATATGGGCCTATATTTATTTCCAAAAATTGAATGGAAAATGGAAAAAGTGTAAAAAAAGAGGTTTTTTGTATTCGTGTAAAGAGTTTACACTGTTAATTATGGTTTTCTGTCATACCCCGTAGGTGTGGTTTGTAAGCCCTATGCTTTTGGCATGATATATCTATATATTTTTGGTAGGGTATATGCATGATATTAACTTCGAATCCGTAGGCCGGGGGTTCAAATCCCTCCGGGCGTATTGATATTAACTAAATTAATAGACGTAGGCAAAATTTTATTTTTTGAGTGTTTTTTTTAAGTTTGTAGGTCATTCGATATAGTTGGTTTTGATTGTTGAATAGGCTTTACTCATTGGTCATTACCGACAATTATTGGTCATTATTGATTTTTTAATCTTGAAGACCGGAAAAAATCAGATTAAACGATAAAAATTAATTGATCATACAATCGGCATTTTTATTTTTGTATTAAATTCAGCGCATTATATCTTTGATATGCTTATATGCTAAAAGTCTGACAAATTAGAGTGTATATAGGAATATAAAATATTATGTAAGGCCTCCTATACATTCTTTTTTTTTCTTGAATTATTAGCATTTCGGCATATCATGAATTTAAATACCTGATTTGTATCAAAAATTTGAATGCCGAAAAAAAATGAATCCATGATTATATTCTATGCTTCCGGGAACATTCTATGCTTCCGGGAACATTCTATGCTTCCTGGAACATCTTTTTTTTTCTTGAATTATTAGCATTTCGGCATATCATGAATTTAAATACCTGATTTGTATCAAAAATTTGAATGCCGAAAAAAATGAATCCATGATTATATTCTATGCTTCCGGGAACATTCTATGCTTCCTGGAACATCTTTTTTTTTTTCTTGAATTATTAGCATTTCGGCATATCATGAATTTAAATACCTGATTTGTATCGAAAATTTGAATGCCGAAAAAAAATGAATCCATGATTATATTCTATGCTTCCGGGAACATTCTATGCTTCCTGGAACATCTTTTTTTTTTCTTGAATTATTAGCATTTCGGCATATCATGAATTTAAATACCTGATTTGTATCGAAAATTTGAATGCCGAAAAAAATCGAATCCCATGTTTATTATCCTTTGAAATCATTCCTTGATGAATCTTTAATTCCAAAATTCCTATTTATCTAAAATTTCAATTTCTTTTTTATTGGTATCAGGTTCAATGTGTCCATATGTATCCACTGTTATCTGTATGCTGTGGTGTCCTAGTTGTTCCTTTACATACATTAAGTTTGTGCCTTCTTGTATTAACGTACTTGCGTAGGCATGTCTTAGATCATGAATACGTGTTGTTTTTGGCAGGTTTGCAAGCTTTAACAATGGCTTGAATTTTCTTTTTCTGAAGTTGTCAGTGTTAAATGGGGTTTCTTGATCATTTATTGCAAAAACCCATTTGTTATTTTTAATTTTTTTTAGCTCACTTAGGATATGACTTAAATTTGTTGTCATGTCTACTTTTCGAGATTTATTATTTTTGGGCTTGCCTATTTTCTTTCTAGTTATTGAACGTGAGATCGTTATTGTTTTGTTTTCAAAATTAATATCATCCCATTGTAGCGCTATTGCCTCACCTAGTCTCATTCCTGTTCTGGCAAGTACTAGCATAAATGGGTAAAACTCAGGTTTATGTTTCTGAGTTGTTTCTAGTAGCATGTTAACTTCTGCTTTTGTTAAAAAATGTCTGTCTGGTTTTGTTTGTTTAGGGAAAAGCCTTTTTAAATTGAGCGTTGGATTTATTGTTATGACCTCATTTTCTAGTGCAATGTTAAATATATTTGATAGCACGACTTTAAGATGCTTTACAGTACTTATTGAATACATATCAAGTTTTGACTGCAAATATTCTCTTATGTCTGATTTCTTTATTTTGTTTATAGGTATTGATCCAAACGTGGGAATGATATGTTTTTCTGTTAATGCTTTGTAATCATCTAGTGTGCTAGGTTTGCACGAATGTTTTGCAGATATTAGATATTTATTTGCAAATATTTCAAATTTTAAGTCTTGTTCATTGGTTTCTAAGGATTCATCAATTTTTCTTAAAACCTCAATACCAATGTCATGGCTTGGAATCTCATGAAAAACGGTTTGATTATTATGACAATACTCAATATATAATTTACCCTTTTGTGTAATTATTTTTCCTGGCATTGTAATTTCGAAATGATGTTAAATGCAATTTGATTTGAGTCATATTGATTGTTCGTTGAATTATATTCATTATTAACTGAATGTGATTTTATGAAAAAATCAATATCATCGGTGCTTAATAATGTATTTTTTCCAATTTTATAATAATTCAATCCGTTTTTCATCCATTGATATATTTGACCTTTGCTGATGCATGCATATTCAGCGGCTTTTTTTGGCTTTAACCACATGATTTCTGTTCCTGTGTTAATTTATTATTTTATGATTAAGCCTGTCTGCATATTTTATGCCATTAATAATTGAGCGCTATCACTATTAGAATTATGATTGCTGCTTTTGAATATCTTTCAAACCCTCTTGCATATTTGTAATATTTGGTGTTGTAGGTTATGTCAGCGATCCAGTCATAAAAGCTATATAGCAAACCACCTCTCCTTTTTTTTCCATCAAGCCTATAACCTCCAGGTGATGCTCCTATTGCCAGAATAATAAAAGGGATGACAAAAAGAGGGTTTATAAACAAGGATATTATAGCAAAGATGTAAAATGTATTTTTCATGCATTACTCCATAACTCAGACATTGCTCGATCAAAAATATTTTTGTTTATCAAGCCTTTGTTTTTTTGGCCTATAAGTTCTTTCATGTATTTCATTTTCTCTTGGATTGCAATTTTATCGGTATCACCTTCGATAAGCCATAAAAAAGAAATGTCCTTTTTCTTAGCAAAATCGTTTATTCGGTTTAAATTAATATAGCCTTTCCTCCATTTCGAGATAGCAGCTCTTGTCATTCCAAATTCTTTTGCTATTTCTGATTGATTTTTAGCGTTAATAGTTGATAAAATTCTTTCGAAGATCTCATCAATTTTTAATTCTTGATATCCCATTTTAACCCTCCATTTAAACCAATTCAGCAAGTTTTATTTTTTGAGTAATTTATTATGTATAACATTATACATGCTAAGTAAACTAAAAAAACATAGATGTGTATAATATTATCCATGTCAAAAGCCGTAATGATAAGATATTACGCATTATAGATGCCAACGTGATATTTATTTTGGAAGATTCATGTTGACATTCTGTCTGAAAGATTATAGACTTCATCTCAAATCAGGATGTAATTTATTATTGGTTAAACTGATAAGCAGGGTAAATTAATTATGGAATTCTAAAACTCCAATGATACTTAGTGTTGACCTGGGGTAAAGTCTTATATGTCATAAATGATATTTCTGACAGAATATCTTTAAAATTACATATGGCTTATTCATTTTTATTCATACCCTATTTGTCAAAGAAATGACATTTGATTTTATCAATGAAAACGCTAGATGTCTGAATGACACTAGATGTTTGAACAGATAAATTATGGTTGATATTTGATATTTGATCTTGACTTGAATCAATATTAAATATCAGCCAAAATGTCATATGGAATATATTATGATGATACGCAAAAAAACGATACGCAAAAAAACGATACGCAAAAAAGTAAAACCTCTTAGTAAGAATAGAGTTGATAGAGTGAATGCCAAAATAGCGGTCAATGGGATTACAAGAAAATCAATCGCTATTGGGATTGCCCGTTCGTACAATACCGTTTGTTTGGTTTTAAGGCGAAAAAGGCATTCACACAATATCCTGAATCAAATTGAGGGATACGTTAGATCATATGAAAAAAAACACACAAAGGTCTGAATGGCCGAAAGGCATAACGGACTATAAAGGATTGGCTATCTATATAGCTAGGAAGGACAAATTGTGAGATTAAAAGAAAGAATGGAACTTGATAAAAAGAAAATACAATTTGTCATAGATTGTTTTTTTCAAAAGTCAAGGGGTGATGGCATATTATACAATTATCTTCATGATGGAAGATTGTTTTATGAAACAGATCTTGACCAATGGCACTATTGGAACGATTTCTATTGGGATACTGATTCATTTAATTTTAGATTGGCTGAGGTCGAAGCATGTTGTCAATTGTATGAAAAAGCAGCGGATGAAATATTAAAGTACCAAAAAGAAGAAACTGGTTTTGAAAAATTTAATCACAAATTGTTGCTTGACCGGGCAGCGTATCTAAGGACAACTAAGGGGCGGAATGCGTGTGTCAATTTTGCCATTAGTAATATAAGGATAAGCGAAAAAGATAAAATTCGAATCATGAAAAGGATGAAGGATATTAACAAAAATCCTTATATCGTCCCTTGTAGAAATGCAGTGATAGACCTACGAACAAATGAACCAGTGTTACCAGATCCAAACGAGTTTATGACAAATTACATTGACGTTTACTACGATTCGCATGCAACATGTGAAAATTTCGAAAAAAACTTGATGCTCGTTTATGATAACGATACTGATTTGATCAAATTCATACAAAAATTGTTTGGTTTAGCACTATGTGGGAAAGTTTCCGAGCATATTTTTGTTATATTTTCAGGTAATGGCCGGAATGGAAAAGGGGTAATGTTGGAAGATATTATGCTTTCAATGTTCGGAACTTTTGGAATAGCAATAAGTGAAAACCTGTTAGTCGAAAGTTCGTATGTTCAGAGTGCGAACTCTCCGTCTCCTGCAATGTTATCATTTTTGGGTAAAAGATATGCTTTAGCTTCCGAATCTACTAGCAAGCGGAATTTTCATTCGGAACTTGTAAAGAGGTTAACAGGTGGTGATTCAATCACTGCCAGGGCTGCTTATGAGAAGTATAATATATCATTTAAGCCAACTCATACACTTTTTTTTATGACCAATACTATTCCCTACGTCGATCCTTTGGATAATGCTTTTTGGAAAAGAGTAATTATCGTCCCTCATGACATACAATTTGTGGATAAACCCACTGAAGAGCTTAAAAGTAATGAGCGAAAGAAAGTCTTAAATATATCAGATATTTTATTGAGAGAAAAATCAGGCATCTTTAATTGGATGTTGGAAGGATACCAATTATATAAAACTGAAGGTCTTGTTTATCCAGATGCAGTAAAAGAGGCTATCGCTGTCTATCGAGATGATGTAGACACGACTGGAATTAGACAATATATAAAAGAGTATTATACTTTTGATGAAGACTCAAAAGTCCTTTTTTCTGATGTTTATGACAGATATCGTTCATGGTACGAAGAAAACGTAAGCCATAAAGATAGAAATATTCCTTCTAAACGGACTTTTGGATCGAGGGTTAGAGCGTTTAGTAAAATGTTAAAAGTGGAAAAATTTTGTGGGGACACTTATATCTATGGATTAAAACTTTCTCGTAATTCTGATTATTAGGGGTAAATATTGAAGAACTTCAAAAAAGTCATGAAAAAATTTTACTTAAGATTGATTCAATTCTATTCAAAAAAAAAGGACTTGGCTAAATTGCGTAGGTCAGACTTAAATGTAAAGAAGTATAACCTATAGAAAGGAAATTTGGAGAATGGATATCCCATTAAAAAGAATAGTTAAAAGAATTCGTGATATTGTAGGGGCAATAACTAAAGGTGACAGCGGGAAATCACTTTTAAAAGAATGTACAATGAACGTACCACCAAAAATTGATTATGATGCAGATTATATATTAACCGAAGCGGCAACAATAATTAATTTGCTTGGATTTTTGGAGGTAAACAAAATTGATTTAAGAGTCATAAATGAACCTTGTCAAGATGATTGCGATATTAATTGGATTGCTGTCGAACACTATATGGATAGTTCACGAGAAATTGCAAGGGCTTCAACTCCGCTTGCAGCATTAAAAGAAGCAAGAAAACGTATCAATGAGATTAACTGGACTGGTAGTGATACTATCACTGCCAGGGCTGTTTATGAGGAGGAAAAATGAAAGAATGTGTGATTTGTAATGAAAAACGTTATGTTTCTTTCTTTAGCTATAGATGTCCTGAGCATGATGTTTGTGATGTGTGCAAGAAAAAAAGAAAAGATATTATTGGCGTTCCCTGGGTGACAAAGACAGGGTTTATTTGTGATGAATGCAAAAAGAGGTCGAAAAAAGCAATATTGGATTTCCAAAAAAAACCTTCTCATAAAACATATTTTTTCTTTCATGATAAGATAAAATGTCCGTATTGCGGTTATGAATATGCAACTGATTTTTATGAATCTACAAATGAAGAAGAGTGTCCGAACTGTAATAGCTTAATTGAGGTAGAAGTTACTGTGACCTATTCGACCAATTTGATAGGTGTAAGTGGCTAAATTTATCTAATATGCAGTTCTGCAAAGTCCGTGGAGGAAAGAATGAATATAGACGAAAAAGGCTTTGTATTTATTGATTCAAGTAACAGGCCTTTTCTTTGTGCAATGTGGTGGGATACTGAACCTTGGCTTTTTCGATGGAATGAATATCATGGATGGGTGTCTCTAAGAAAATTGTCACAACAAGAGATATGGTGTTTTTATGAATTAAAAATACCTGATGATCAAGGAAATATGTATCATAAACGTAATGAAGAGCTATCAACAAAAAGGATTAAAAAATTGAAAGGAAATAAAAATGGAAAATGAAGCTCGTGTGGTTGGCACTATCGAAATTGATTTTGATGCCAATAATTTCTCTGAGGATAAATTAAAAGTGTTTGAAAAAGCGATTGATGTTTGGACAGGCGATCTTGATATAGCGCTGTATGATATGGCCGAGAAATGCGGTTTTGAGATTACAAGCTTGCATCCATTGAGGTTAGATTCGTTAGAAAGGAGTGGGTAAAATGAACATGTCATTTATGTTAACCAAAGACCAAATAAAACAAAAAACAAAAACAGTTACACGCCGACTTGGTTGGAAGAAATTGAAAACAGGAACGATCATAAACGCTTGTGAGAAATGCCAAGGGCTAAAAAAGGGTGAAAAAGTAAATGTTATTTGTAGAATAAGAATAACCGATGTCCGACAAGAGCAATTAAATAAAATAACTAATGATGATTGTACACGTGAAGGCTTTCCACATATGACTCCATCTGAGTTTATACAAATGTTTAAAACACATATGAAATGTGAAGATACGGAAATCGTTTCAAGGATTGAATTTGAATATATAACCGATTAACCATTATTTTAAAGGTTTTTAAGGAAGTAATAAATATGAAAAGCATTGCGTATTTCGTTGAAGAAAAAGGCTATTCAATAAGTGCCATAAAAAGGTTGGTCCGAAAAGGAACAAGTGTTCACCATTATTTAAAAGATGGTGAAGCTATGTATTTTTTGTTTGTTCTCATTGACAATGACAATGACATTAAACGTTTTGATATACGAGATATAGAATCAATATCTGACCATAATCATTGGCTTTATATCTCGAATATGGAGCGTTTAGATATCGTTAAAGATATATTACAAAAGCCATATAATAGCGTTGATCTTTGCGACGTTCCTTTTTGAAGGGGGCAAGATGTTTATAGATCCAAAAACAGTAAACAGTATCAGAGGCGTAGATATAGTAGAGCTTGTTAGCAGTTATATAGAACTTGATCGTGAGGGGAAAACGTGTTGCCCTTTTCATACTGAGAATACACCTTCTTTTTCTGTAAACAAGCAGAAAAAAATCTTTAAATGTTTTGGATGCGGTGAGGGCGGGGGTAGTATTGATTTTGTCATGAAATATCTACATATTAGCTTTACTGATGCTTGCAAAGTAATTGCTGACAAATTTAATATATATATACCAAACAGACCGCCAAGAAAGCCTTTAAATGTGCCTATAAACACTGAAAGGGGTGTTATGAAAAGTCCAAGAAAAATAAATGCTCCATCTGAGTTGTGGAGAAGTAAAGCTTTTAAACTAATTGAATACTGTCATAGAATGATTTATTCTGAAGGAAATGAAAAGGTTATAGCTTATCTCGAAAAGAGGGGGTTTTCAAAGGATGAAATCGATAAGTACCAAATAGGCTATCATGAAACAGAAAGGTATAGAACCGGTGTCGAATGGGGGCTAAGTATCGGAATTAAAAAACTGTGGATTCCTAAAGGAATTGTTATTCCAATGGTTGATCCAGAAAAAAAACACGTCAGATTAAGGATAAGAAGAAGTGTTTTAAGCGAAAAAGATATTAAGTATGCTGTTGTTTCAGGTAGTTCTCAAAGATCGCTTATCTTAAATGCAGTAGATAGTCGAGTTATATTTATATTTGAGTCAGAATTAGATGCGATGGCATTCAGAAGTAAATTCAATTATTGTACGCTTTCTTTTGGGTCTTCGGTGTTGATTCCTTGCAAGGAAGCAACAAGCATTATGGACAAATCCATAAAAATTGTTGTTGCTTATGATAACGACAAAGCAGGAAAAAAAGGATATGATCTTCTTTTTGATTATATGAAAGGCCGAAAATATAAATATCTGGATCGTTTTACTTATCATCCGACGCCATATCATAAAGATTTTGGTGATGCTTTAAAGGATAATACCTTTGATGCCAATGAATGGGTTTACAAAGTATTACCAGAAGTTGTCAGGGCGTATCCTATAAAACAAGACTATAGCAATCAACAAAGTTTAATATAGGAAAAACAAGATGAGTCAAAAAGTTGAAATACAATTTATTCTTGATGGTAGTTTTTACAGAAGACGATATTTAGTTAATCATGTATCTATTGAATATAGTAGTGACTGCCATATTGTTGTAATTTGCAATATTTCAAAGTATCAAAATACTGATCATTCAATTGAATGTTTAAATAATCAAAATACTGATCATTCAAATGAATGTTTAAATATAAAAGAGTCATTGAATATGATTAATGCTTTATTATTAGATATTAACAAAGAATTGGATAATATTGGAAAAAAGGGGGTGAAAAATTATGAATAAAGACCAAAATCAGGAAAAACATATCGCTGAATGGGTAGTGAAGGAAGATGAATACCAGGAAAAAATACACATACCTGTTAACATTACCAGATCAAACAATGTTGGTGATCAAGAGTGGTGTTCTATCACCAATTTGAGTAATGGATCTTTCTTTATGGGTCCTTTCAAGGTCATGTCAAAGAAAGGAACTGATTTCAAAGAATTGTATCTTACTAAATATGTACAAGCTTTGATTGTAGGTTCTGGTGAGTTTAGAATTCGTTTATTCTGTTAAAGGTACAATAGACCAAGTGTTAAATATTATTTAGCACTTGGTTAATAGGGGTTTTATTATGGATTTTCCTTTATGCAAACATTGTAATAAAAAATTATTTTATATAACTGCAATATATGAATTAGGAGCAACAAAGACGATACTTACAGAAATTGCCTTTTGTGGGGCTTGTAATCGATGGTATTGCCATAATAAAAATATAGAATATCGGAGGGTGCTTTGAAGGCTTATCCTTTTGATGAACCTATCAAAATGGTTGATTTTGTGTCGTATGTGACACAAAATTATGACGTCAAAAAATCGAAAATATATAATGATAAGAATAATGGTTTGTTACGAGTTAACGAAGGGTTGGTCAGTCCTGATGATGCATTGGTCTATTTAAAAACACTTTCAATCAAAGATAGTGTGGACACTGGGCCAATCGTGCAAAAAAAATTGTTGCGTCAAATTAAAAAATTAGATGCTGAAATAAGAAGGCTTGAACATGCCAACAAAATAAATGAGCGACAATATATAGAAAGAACTCGTGTGGAGAATTATGTTAAATCAAGATTCATGCTAATGCATACACAAGTTAACAGTATCTTGTCTAGCACGGTAAGAGAAATAAGAAATGCTTTATCAGAGAGTGAAGCGCAAGATCTAGCCACTCTCAAAGTAGAAAGTGTATTTCGAAATATAGCGATAGAAAAACATTTTGAATTGGTTTTAGAGGATTAAATTGGACTTTATTTTCAAAAAAGTTTTTGTCCCCAAGAGAATACATCAGTTGTATAACTGCCAAGCTGAAAAAGTCAGCTTATCAGACAGTGAATGTGAAAGTTTAAAAAAACCTCAATATCAACCACCTTCAAGGTGGGCGGAAACTTCGTACTATTTACCAGAAGGTTACTCCAAAAAACCTGGTTTTTGGGATAATAAAAGTGCGCCATATCTTTCTAAGTTATTGGATGTTTTGTCATTACCTTTTGTTGAAAAAGGTACTGTTATGGCGGCTGCACAAGTGGGAAAGTCTGAGCTTGCTAATTTGTTTTCATTGTGGTCTGTCAAACATAAAAGAATCCCTGTTATGTTTGTATTACCTGAATCTGACTTAGAATTAGATCGATCTAGGCGAATAAGCCGGCTGTTAAGGGGATCTTCTGTCATGCGGTCAATGTTAACAGACCGTCAAAACGATATATCTGACAGAGAGAAAAAACTTAAAGATACATCGATTTATTTTGGTCATGCGACTTCTCCAAGTTCTATAAGTGATAAATCAGTTGGTGTTCTAATCCTTGACGAAGTAGACAAATACCCAAAAAATTTAAAAGATCAAGGTTCGCCGGTGGCTTTGGCATTATTGCGAGTGAGTACATATGAAGACGTTAGCACGACTATCTTTATATCTACGCCGACTGTTGACACAGGGGTAATATTTGTCTCTTATATAGAGTCAGATTATATCTTTGAATATTACTGTTGCTGCCCTTCATGCAAAAAATTTCATGTGATGGATTTTGCAAATTTAAAGTGGGACTTTATATTAACCAGTAAAAAGAAAAAAAGATTAACTAAAGCATGGTATGAATGCCCTTATTGCCTGGACAAATGGGATAATTTTAAAAGAGATCTTGCAGTTGAAAACGGCGAATGGTTTGAAATATCATCCAGACAAGACATTGATAGTTTCTTAGCGCATTCAAGAAAGCAAAAAAATAGTCCTCGTGTATCAGTGGGCTTTAAAATTCCTTCATGGCTGTCAAAGTTGAACAGTTTTGAAAAAATTGTAAAGGCTTGGTTAGATACTGATGAAGGAAAGAACGAAGAAAAAACACATGCTTTTAAAAATAATCATGAAGCAATGCCAAACCAAAAAATAATTGAAGTTGTCAGTGAAGATTTTATACGAAGATTAAGAGTAGACTTTGAAGAAAATATTGTTCCTGATGATACATGTTCATTAATTGGCACTGTTGATACACATCCAAGTCATTTTTGGTATGATATAAGGGCCGTCCAATATTCCAATTGTGGCGGTCGATGTATTTCTATCAAAAATGGGATGGTCGCAACTTGGGATTATTTAGAAAAGCTAATGAAGGCTGAGTATAGAGATCGGTTCAATGAGACACACAAAATTGAAATGATCGCTCAAGATGCGATGGGTCATAATACCTCAGAAGTTTATCGAAGGTTGCTAAAGTATAAAGGGTGGTGGTTTCCTTCTAAAGGTGAGGGTGAAAAAGCAGGAATGAACACATTATATCGTTTCAGTAGCATCAATCCCAGGCATTACAAGAGAGGGCAATCTGGCGCCGGAACTTTAATGCATATTAACGTATTGAAACTGAAAAGTGAGCTTGACACAATATTGAATATTGGTCCTTTGGATGATGGCGCATGGCTTTTTCATCGGTCCACACCGGATGATTTTTTAAACCATTATCGTTCTGAGTATTATGACGCCGATGAAAAGCGATATGTTTTGAGAAAGGGAATGCATAATCATTTATATGATTGTGGGGTCCTTGCCTTGGCAATTATAAACTATTTAAATTTGTATGATAGAAAAAAAGAGACTGATCTTTATGAAACAGATGAAGAAGATTATTTTGAAGAAGACACATACGATTGGTAGTAAAAAGGATTATTATGAAGATGGATACATTAATGGATATATTAATAATAAAGAAAAAAAAAATTGAGATTGAAGCATCTCAGATCCAATATGTTGCATACAAGACTTTTTGCCCTTTATGTGAAAAGTCGGGGCGAAAGTCCAGGCTAACAGTCACTACAAAAAGAACTTGTGGGGATATAGAAATTCGGTTCATGAAATGCTCATGTCCCTATTGCTTTGGGTCTCTTTTTTCTTTTAAAGTTGTTTCAGAAAAAAAACAGCAAGCAAAAAACATACCTTAAATAAAAAAGTTGTAATTTCCATCCTTCAAAAATTAAAAAATCTTAAGATTATTTTATTTATTCCTTATAAAATATACGTTTATTTCATAGGATGTTGTAACATTCTATGTTGTAACCGGTCCCCTTGCATATAATTCTTTTGTTATTTATAATCTTATCAATATCAATCATATCATCAATCAATCATATATATTGGGGTTTTTATGGATTTTATTTTAAACCATTGGGAACTATTCTTACTGATCATAGGTTTTCTTTTTTTTATATCAAAGCCGTTTCTTTCAACAAAAATACCAAAGCCAGCAATGCGGATCATTGAAAGTCTTGTTTATAAATTTATGCAAGAAGCTGAGGAAAAATATCAATCAGGTAATGATAAAAAGCAATTTGTCAAATCTCAACTTGGCGATCTTTCCAATAATAATAGTATTGATGGTTTTAGTCTCAGTAAGTTTTTAGTGTCTGATAAAATAGACGAAATGATTGAAACGCTTCATGAGCAAAATTTTAAAATAAAAGAGAGGAAAGATGAGTCAACTGATTAAATTAAGGTTTCCTGGTGATACAAAAGTTGAATTTTCTGTGAAGGGTAAATTCTCATTGTCTATTTATGGCAATTTCTCAGGATCGGTCACACTGGAAAGAAGATTGGCTGATGACTTGCCTTTTAACCCTGTTAGCGAATTTAAGGCCGATGAACAGGTTAATGGTGAGGATTTTGTTGGAAATAAATATAGATTGAAGGTTGCAGACGATACGACCGGCGAATTGAACTGTGATGTCAAACTAGCTTATCATATAGGGGTTTAGATGAGTGGCATATTATATCCTGTTATAGGTACGTATACAAAGACTGTCGAGAAAGAAAAGTTAATTGATTCAGATATTGTCTTTACAAATTCATCTGGTGAGGTCCTTTCTATTGGTGATATTGTCCAAATTGACATGGTGTCTATCTCTTCTGAACTTAACGTTCGCTTTGATCTTGAATTAATTGAAGGATCAATAAGTTTTCGTTTTAAATCTGTTAATGGTTCTTTCTATAATGTACCTGTTGCTAGTTTTTCTGAGATAACGATTAATGGTGGACTTTTTAACATTTGGGGGATTAATTTTAATAAATCTTTTAAGGTTTCCGGTGATATAGAGCTTGTATCAGATAGCTTATCCTTGATTCGAATATCTGAAACATGGAAGCAAGTAGATGAAGGCAAAACTTTAGTTTATACATTAGCAAATTCTAATTGCGTTAAATTTACTGAGCCTGTGGGCTTGGGTTTAACATTAGCTGATTTCGGTATTCGGATTGATCACGACTGGTCCATATGTTTTTATTTAAAGGACAATAGAACGACTAATCACAGAAATATCATTTTAAATGCGGGGGCTTTTACTATTTGTAGTTTACCTAATTTAAATGGCGGGCAATTAGTTATTGGGACAAACGAAGCATCTACCGGTACATGGTTTTGTGAAACTCCGCGATTTGTAGAAGGTTTATTTGTGCTTGTCTATTCTGCGCAAGAAAAAAGGTTGCGTATATATTACAACAATCAATTAAGTCTTAATGAGACTAAAGAGAATTTATCCTGGGATGCTTCTCAAGAAGTGTTTTTGGCAAAGACAAGATTTCAAGTTTTTTGGGATACACCTTCCGATTTTAACATGGCTGGATTTGGAATATTTCAAAGAGTTTTGTCTGAAGCAGAAATTCAAGAATATTATCGGCATGTTATACCGGATAATTCTAAAGTGTTCTATCCAATGGCGGAAGGTTTTGAAAATTTATTATACGATGTTAGTACTTTTCCGGTCTTTTTGTCTAATTCTAATTGTGCTACTTTTGATGGAGAAAATGATCATATATCAGTTGAACCAAATACTGATTTTGAGTTTGGTATAGGTGACTTCGCTTTATCATTAAGAATAAACTTTAATAGTATTAAAAGCGGTCGTAATATTTTTTTTGATCAAGCAGGCGTTAACCAAAGGGCTTTGCAGTTTGAATATAATAGTACACAAATAATTAGACTTGGCTTACCAGAAAATAAGGCTTCTGGCACTTCTTGGGATTATGCAGATTTTGCGTGCACTTTGAGTGTCGACACTGATTATTATATAGCAGCCTATAGAAAATCAGGAATTACCTATTTATATATTAATGGATCTTTAATTGGAATCAGCAATGGTCTTGATGGTACAAACCAAGATACAGGCAGTACAGCACCTATTACCATCGGTGCCTTATTTGTTACCACATCTTCAACTTACTACCATATTGATGGAAAAATTTGGGATGTGAAAATTACAAAAGGGAAGTTGTCACCGTCAGACGAAACAGCTATACAAAACGGAGACATGCCTTCTTTGAGCAATCTTTCTCTTCATTTACCTCTCTCCGAGGGTGCAGGTTCAACTGCTTATGATGTTTCTGGGAGCGGTAATCACGGAACAATTAACGCTAATCTATCTACTTTTTGGGGAGCAAGACAAGATAAGTTTCACTATAATTTGCTAAAAGGGTGTTCTAAAAGAATGTATTTTGATGGCACAGATGATCATATTATGATTAGTGATGCTCAAGGATTCAATATGGCAGGTACATCCCCAAAGCCTTTTTCTGTAGTTATGAAAGGGAATCTAACAAAAGATTTTTCTGTAGCTTGCTCTATGTCTTCTTATTCTTCTGGGCGAGCTTGGTCTATAACGAGCGAAGGGATGAATACTTGGACTACTGACTATAGAAGTCGTAAGAGTGCTTATTTAACAACTAAGGTGACATCTTCAGCAACAGGAAATGATATTTTTATAGTAACTTTTACTGGGGATAGGAAAGGAACTGATTCTGCCTATTTAGATGATTTTGGTTTTTATTTAAATGGAACTAGTAATTTGTTAACCACTTATGGAAAAAATGACACTTATCCAGACACTGATGTTTTTAACAATTCTGGTTTGAATGTTTATATAGGATCTCAGGAGTCTTCTTTTAATCACAAGCAACAAGATTTTTGGGAAGTTTTGTTTTATAGTAAAGTCTTAACTTCTGGAGAAATATCAACAATAATGAGTGGTGGGACTGTTTCTAGTTCTTTAGAAGCTAGTTTTGTAAATACTGGAAATACAAATGCCGACTGGCAAGACCAATCAGGCAACGGCAATGACGGAACGGTAAATGGTTCACCAACTTTAATACGCATTCCAGCCCTTTCAGACGCCTCAGCAGATGCAGCAGGTGGAACATTAAAAAATCCTGCTTGGGATGGTATAAACAATAATGATTCTGAAACCACACTTGATGACCTTTCATCTTTCCATTCAGAACAAGAAATATTTTCTTCTAATACTATAGAAAATAGCTCTATTGAATGGACAAAACAAGATTCATTACATTACAATCTTATGAATGGATTTCGTAATGAAGACAATGTCAAAATCCCTGCAATCCCAGGGCAAAACAAATCAGCAAATGGAAAACCATTAACAAATCTTGCTTGGGATGGAATCAATAACAATGGTTCTGAATCAACTTGGAAGGAGGTTGAATGATGATTTTAGATTTAGACAGAGAGCTTGAAACTGCTATTAACGCAAGAAAGAGAATACTAGAAAAGGGTCAAGCTTCAATCATCGGTACAGGCGATCAAGTGACAAGATCGGATTTAGAAGCATTAAACAGGCAAATACAAAGATTAAGGATGGAAATACAGATAAGAGACTATCCAATAATATAATTTAACAAAGGATTAAACTATGTACGAATTTCTATTAGGTGGTGGGGTTTTTGCCCTCTTTTTTCGGGCACAATTGTTTGCTTTTATTAAAGGTTTTTATGTTTCTGTCATGAATTCGACGAAAGTAAATGGTTACTATATTATGCGTAATCGTGCAACTGATAACGTTTTTTTTGTTAGCGTCGTTGCCGAGAAGTTGTTTTTTAGTTCGGGTTGCCATGTAGAGCATTTCTTTACAAAGTGGGTCGAAAAAATCTCATGGGGACAATACGACGATTATACTTTTATGGCCGTTCCTCCAAGACAACTCGAAGAAATAAAGTCCGGAAATTTGGCGTTTTTTGAAAGACTTGCCAATAAAGACAAGTTGGCGTTTTCCGATAAAGACAGTTTGGAGTTTGAATAATGATAAGAAAAATATTTTTGATACTTGGTTTGCTTTTATTCCTTTTTTCATGTCAAAGGCCGATTAACGAAACGCCTTGGATGGAATGTGCTTTGAAGTATAAAGGCAAGGTTTACGAGAGAGAAGGGGGGGCGAACGATCCATTGATCGTCAAAGCTTTAGTTCTGGCAGGTTTCAAAGCTGAAGATATTGACGACAACAAGATTGGTTGGTGTGCCTCATGGTTAGGCTACATCTTGCATGAGTCAGGAATCACACCAACATATAGTGCTTTAGGTAGCTCTTACAGGAACTTTGGCGTTCGTGTCAAAGCTCGCAAAGGGGCGATAGCAATAACAAAAGATGATCATGTGGCTTTTCTTGTCTCTACAAGGATTCATAAAACAAATAGTGGCGATTGTTACGAATTATTGGGGGGCAATCAGACAGATCGGTTTCAGATTTCTTTGTATAAAATTACAGATATTGACGAATTTCGAATGCCTACAAAAAAAGACCTGATGGAAAACCATAAATGAATATTATACAGAAAATATTCTCAAATATTTATTCTAGCTTTGAGAGCTTTACAGGCAAAAAAACAGATCTTGTTGAATGGTTTCCCAATATGGTATCCGATAGCGAGGCTGAAAAGGACAGTTGGGAGCACGAAATTAGCGTTGCAAGGTGCCGACAAATCGCAGACTCTGACGTATTATCTGGAGCGGTAAAGAGAGAAGGATTTAATGTTGTTCAGAATGGAATCACAGTAAAAACACCTGATGAAGAGTTTAATAAAAGCTTTGCGCTGTGGTCTAAAATCCCATCTTTCTTTGATTTTTCGGGTGATTGCACTTTAAGGAGCTTTCTAAAATTAATTGTCAGAGCATGGCGGACTGACGGTGAAGCATTTATCATTGATCATTACTATAAGACCGGTTTTGATGTTCCGTTGTGTTTTGAGTTGGTTCCTGTTGATGCCTTAGATGCAACAAGAGATAATAGTGACGATATTATCAGGGGCATTCGTTATGATAAGAAAACAGGACGGAAAAAAGCATACTTTTTTATCGATGAAGACACTTTACAAAGTCGGGAAATCCCGGCTGAGAATGTTATCCATGCACATCTCAAGAAAGCAATTGGACGTAGGCGTGGTTCTCCGACTCTTGCACCATCGGCCGTTTCTACAAGAGATATGAGGCAATATATTAGTTTTGAGCGGTTAGCGGCAAAAGTTCATTCGTGCATCACTTTCTTTTTGAAAACAGACAGTCCGGAAGCATACCGGCAATTACGGCAAGAAAGCAAAATTCCGTTTCCGCGTTCTTTGCAGCCAGGAAGGTTATTTACGCTGCCAAGCGGGACTTCAGTTGAAAATTCAGGTCAGCAAAGACCGACAAACACTTTTCAACCATTTACACAATCTATACTTCAATTGATATCTTCAAGCATTAACCATGCATACCCTAATTTTAGTGGGGATTACGCAAGAAGTTCATATAGTGCAGCAAGGATGGCGACGATTGAGGAAAGAATTGGGTTTAAGGACCTTCAAAAAGAATTGATTGATCAAGTCATATCACCTATACTTTATAAGTATGCAAGGGCTTGTCAAATATCAGGTCTATTGGCAACATCTATTGATCTTTATTCTTTTGTGTATCAAGAAACAATATATTTGCCACCAGGATTTGAGGTTGTCGATCCTTTAAAGAAAGCGAAATCACTTGAAATTCTGGTGGATAAAAAAATTCGTACACTTACTAACATTCTCGGTGACGAAGGGATTGATTTTGCAAAGCATATGGACCAATTAAAATTAGAAGCGCAAGAAATGTTAGAGCTAGAAACTATTTATGCAAAAATCCGAGAATTAAAAGGAGAAAACTAAATTGAAAGATATTTCTATTCCTTTAGAGGAGCATTCGTCTTTGTGGGCTTTAAAAAGTGATTTCATACAAAATGTTTTAAGCTCAATACCCGATAAACTCCAATCAATGTCAGCTCATGTAGGTTCTCAGGGCCCTCCTGATATAGATGCTCTTTTTTATCCCTATGAAGTGGTTAAGGGGGTTGCTACATTGAATGTGAGCGGGACAATATATCCTTTAGGTTATATTGACACAGATCCTGTGGATACATGGTACGATCCAAGAATTTTGCAAAATACGTTTTTTAAATTGAAAGAAGATGAGAGTGTCACCTCTGTCCATATAAATGTTGATTGTCCAGGGGGGAATGCTAGCTTTATTGATGTGGCTTCTTATGCGTTTGACCAATTAACAAAGACAAAGGACACACATGTTTATGTTTCGACGTATCTTTGCAGTGCAGCGTATTGGATTTTTTGCACGGCCAGTCGTATATATGCGACGAGTCTTAGTGAAGTTGGGAGTATCGGGGTTTACATGACGAAATACGACATGACGAAATTTTATTCGGATAATGGTATCGATATTCGGATAATTGCTACTGGAAAAAGAAAGGCTGATAGTTCAAGATTCACTGCAAGTACTCAGGAAGTTTTATCTTCCTTGCAACAAAGGGTTAATGAATATGGCGATATGTTTTTTAATCGTGTTTCGGTTGCCAGGGGGCTAGAGACTAAGACTGTTGCTGGTATGGAAGGACAAGCCTTTATGGCGACGAAAGCTTTAGAATATAATTTAATTGATGAAATAATTTTAACTCAATCAAATAATGGAGGGTTTATGAAAGAAGATCCCACGCCGGTTGCGAAAAATGCAGTTGAACCGGTAAAGAAAGAACCGGTGAAAACAGAACCGGTGAAAGCAGAACCGGTGAAAGCAGAACCGGTGAAAGCAGAACCGGTGAAAACAGAAGGTATGACCGGCGAAGACGTAAGAACCTTGACGTCTCGTGCTTTGGCTGCCGGTCTTCCAGCTGACGCCGTTGAAGGTATCCTTAGAGCAAAAACTTTGGAAGAAGGGACACAGAAAATTTTTGAACATTTGGGGACATCAGATAACGGTCCGTCTCATAAAGGGGCGCATTCAAGAACAACTCTTATCAGTGACAAGGATGATAAGATCTACAATGCCATAACAGACGGTCTTATAATTCAAGCCGGTTTTGATGTCGAGGAACCGGCTGCCGGTGCGATTGATTTTTCAAATGCTTCTTTTATGGGTATTGTTGATGAATATTTAAGGGCTCATAACAAATATTCTTTTGGAATGTCAGAGACTGACAGATTAGGCATCGTCTTTGCTAGTTCTGGCGGGGGACATACCACTTCAGATTTTAAGGAACTGATTCACACGACCGCAAAAACAATTGTCTATCGTGAATATATCAACGAATCCAGCGTATGGACAGTTCTTTGTCGGGAAGTTGACGCCAATGATTTCGGGCAGATAAACGCTGTTACTTTATCAGACTTCCCTCGTTTAGAAGAAATGGACGAAAAAGGAAGATTCCGGTCAGGGGTATTGAAAGAAAAGGGGGAAGGATACAGAGTAAAGAAAAGAGGCGTACAAGTCGGGCTTACATTTGAAATGATGGTTGGAGATCAGTTTGGTGTCTTTTCTGACATTTTAATTTCTGCTGCAAGTGCCGCAAGAGCAATGGAAGACGAATTATTTTTTGAATACTTATTGGCAAATCCCACTATGAAGGATGGGACACAAATGTTCTCAGAAGCAAATGGGAATATGCCAGGTGAAGGGCAGCCACCAACTCTTGAAAGTATCCAGGCGGGCCGAACGTGTGTGAGGCGTTATAAATCAACAAATGGAAGATTCCGACGGATTAATCCAGAATATATTTTGACTTCTGAAAAGCATGCGTCAAATGTAGATGTTTTATTAACTTCTGCCGGTCATACAGGGGACCACAAAAGCGCTTTGGTTAAAAATCCTTTGACCGGTAAATTGAAGCATTTTTCAGATCCTTCAATCGATGATTCTGAAAACCCTGATGGCTGGTATTTGTTTTGTCCTAAAAAACAAGCGCCGGCGTTTCAGGCCTCACGATTGAAGGGGCATAAAACACCTTTTGTCGTCCGAAATGCTGATCATGCGACTGATTCAATAATTTATACCGTGCGTCACGTTATCGGTTTTGGTGCGATTGAACCACAGGGCATCTATTTTAATCCTGGGAAGTAAATAATATATATAATCCTGGGAAGTAAATAATATATATATATATATATATATAGGGAGGTAAGAGATAAGATGAGTACAGTATTTGACCAAGTTGGAGACAGAGTCCGTTATAAGAACACCACTGATTCGGATATATCAGTTGATGAAGTCCAAGTTATCGGGGACATTCTAGGTGTGCCACAAACAGACATTGCAAAAGGTGAGACAGGAACGTGTTTCATTTCGCAATCACACTTTTTGCCAAAAAAGAGTGGTGAAGCAATGCCACAAGGTAAAAAGGTTTATTGGCACAAGACCAATAAGCATGTTTGCTTAACACAGGATTCTGGTAATACTGTTGCTGCTGGTGTCGTTTGTGTGGATGCAAAGAGTTCTGATTCAAAAGTTTCAGTCATATTGAATATGTGATGCTGTCCATATTAGACATTAATTCCGATGGTCAAGCAGACGAAAAAGACCTAGAATTGTTTTTAAACTATCGGTCTTCTTCGACTCTTGAACGTGTACATGAAAAAAGGATAAAGGCGATTACTGCCTTTATCCCTGTTGATGATGCCATTTCTTTTTTAGAGGATGGTTCCAACTCTGCTGTTACTCCTGAGGAAATATTCTTAAGTGAAGATCAATACGAACTTTTTTCCGATGACATAGGCTCTTTTCAATATGTAATCGCTTATCATTCAAAGAAATATGTTCGTATGCCTTCTATTGTTCAATATCAGGAAGATTCAGAAGATAATGGAATCATTTATAAAAATATAAGCTTGATTGTTCCTTCCCAAATAGAATACAAAGATATTGTTTTTGTTGATTATTTTCCCTGGGTCGTTGTGAGTTCAAGTTATCACCTCTTGACATATAAGTGTAATGCTCGTTCTCTGGTTCGGTCAAAGCGTTTAAAGGGGGGCCCTTAGATGTTAATATATGTCCGTGTTAAGGACAATGCCGGGCCATATATAAATTACATGGCTTATAACCATCCAAAATTGATTAATAGTGCGATGTTTGTAGCGGCAAGGGACCAATTAAAAGGAATGAAACAGAGGTTGAAAAAGGGTGGCACTAGAGCGGCAAAATTACCACGTCTATCTGAAATGAGAAGGTCGAGGAAAATATCTAAATATCACAATCGACCGCATTCAAACCGGCTTTTATTTGGCCGTGTCTTCCATGCAATCGGAAGATTGTCAGTTAAGGACAGGCTTCAAGTACGATTTGGGTTTAGGGGGTCTCCAAAATCGCAATATTGGGGTAATAAGGTTGCTGCAGGTTATTATCAGAGGCCGATAACACCAAAACAGCAAAGACATTTGGCAGCTCTTGGCTTTAAGGTTAAAAAAGGCCGGCGTTTGAAAAACCCGGCAAGAAGATTGTTTAGGCATGTGCATAAAGAAGAACAATACCGTTTTTTTAGGAATGTAGAAAAAATAATGGCTAAAAAAAGAGCGAAAACATGGAAAAGAGATGTTAATCGAAAATGGAAAAATGCATTTAAAAAACCTCCTTTAGGAGGGCTATGATGCCTAGATCTTCTTATGACATAGCTTTGTCTATTTGTGAGCATCTTTCTTTGAATGATGTTTTTAACGAAATTCTTTTAGGAACTGATCAAAAAAACCATGAACCTTTAGATCTATCGATTGTTGCTGATGAAGTTGTTGACGATGAAGTTGTTGACGATGAAGCGGAAGAAATCCGATCAAATCATTTGATCGTTTATCCCATAAGTTCTGTTGAGGACGAGGGGCATAACGAAGTCGATATCTACTTTCAGTATACTGTTCGTAACCCATCGGTTACGACTTTCAATAATTTGAAAATTTATGAAGGGCTGAAAACAGTTTCAGACATAGAACAAATAATCTTTGGGCTAAAACATTTTAATTCATTTAGCGGTCGAGTCGTAGATAATGAAATTTTGCCGGTTGAAAATTTTCCCTTTTTTTTGGGATATACAGTCCTAAGATATAGATTTCCTATAACAATAAAGTAAAACATAAAAGGTGAATAATGAATAGTATATATTATTTATTGTATGGTGCAGCAGAGAACGTTTTTGGCACTTTTAATGCTAGTGGTGCTACAACATTACTACCTTATTACAGGTCCTCTTTACAGAGGCAACAATCAAAAAAAGAAGACATCTTGATTAGAACTGGAAAAAGAAGTTCAGGGCAAAAAGAATTAAGGGAAGTTGATGTTTCAGGTTCTATAGATGTACCTGTTGACACAGAGGCTTTCCAGTTCTGGTTAAACTTATTGCTCGGCAATTCGGTTGAGGATCAATCAACGGAAAGCCAGTTCAAAAAAGTTTATAGGCCGGAAGATTCCTTTGACTTGGGGTCCTTTTGTACATGCCAGGGGATGAAAGATCGGACGGATTATTATAAATTGGGCACAGGGTTAGTGGTTAATGACATGAATTTAACTTTGAGCGCAAGTGAAATCTCTTGTAGCTTTGGCATTCTTGGTCGTGACGTTCAATATGTTTCGGCGACGAATTATCCATTTTCTGTTGACAAAACATCAGATGAAAAACCTGATATTGATTGTTTTCAGACGGTCAATGCAAGCTGTTCAATTGATACCTTTGAAATGTTGGGGGACTTTACGGATTTGACCTTAACAATATCAAATAATTGTGCTCCTGTCAGAAATATAAAGTCAGGAACACTTGTAAGCGGGTTCCGGCCAAAAACTTTGGCTATCACAGGTACTGTTAAGGGTATCGTCAAAAAAACGTTGTTGGACATGGGCATCAATAACCAAATAGTAGCTCTTGAATTTGAATTGAAGAAGAACGATAATTCCCTCAAATTTGCTTTGCCAAACACTTCTTTTAGTAATCCGAAAGATGAAGTCTCAGGTGACGATGATGTTTATGTTGAAATGGATTTTACAAGTGAAGGTGGCGCAAGTGCTATATTTGTAGAATACATAGCGCCGGCTTTATAGGGGGTTGATATGGAAGAAAATAGCACAACAAAAAAAAAGAAACCAGAGATACCAGAGAAGATTAAGCCTTTTGTAAAACCTATAACATTAGGTGTTTTAAGAAGTTTGGCTGCAAATACAGTTAAGCAGTTGTTATCTTCAAAAGAAGAGCACGTTTTTGAAAGTATGAAATCTGTTTTTTTGGCTGTGTTTACTCCATTGGAAAATGAGAAAATCCGATGTTTTCTTTTTTATGAGTCTTTATCTCTGTATGATATAATTCTCAAAAAAACGTTTCAATTCGACGAAGAAGAGAAAATAGACTGGAAGGATTATCCTATAGGACCAAAAAGTTTAACTTTTGGTCATATGGAAATCCTTGAATCAAAAGGGTTTTCTTTTTTTTCTCAGCTTTCTGAAGATACACTGGATGTTTTGGCAAAAATGGACCTAGTATTTGAAACTGTTTATACCGATGAAGAAAGGAAGCAAATTGATGCGTATCCTGTTATTATCGCTATGCGATTGTTTGGGGCTGTTAGAGATTGTACATTTGGCGGCGAGGAAGACTTAAAAAACTAAAAGCCTTGCATGAATACCATTACAAGAATTTTAAATATTGCCAGTCATGCAGGGCTATAAAAGGCAAAAAAAAAGAATCTTTAAACTGTTTAACCTGTCAAAGAAAATGTCCGGAGATAGCGCCTCAAAATCTTAAATCGTGGGATCTTTTTTGTTATTTAAAAAATGACAGAAAACGTCATAACGGAATTGCTTTAGGCTTTGGTGTTGACTATGTTTCACTTGATATTGTCGCTCGAATTTTAGGACATGATCTTGATAGATGTACACTAAACAAACTATTTTTCTTGGAACAATGTGACTTTGTTATGATGGATGATCCCAAGAAAAAAATAAAAAAAAATGAGGCAAAGTAATTGGCATCATTCTTTACACATATTGTTATCACTGCAAAAGATTCGGCTAGTGCTGTTTTTCGAGCACTAAATGGACATGCGGCTAGATATCAAAAAGGTTTGTATTTAGCCAGTACACAGACAAGACAGTTAACAGAAAATTCACGTAATTTAAGAGTAAGCCTGTCAAATTTAATGGCTGTTTACGCTGCTTTGTCAGGTGGCCAATATATTATGAAAACGGCTATTGATTTTGATAGCTATGAACGAAGTATTTTTGCGGCTGTTGGCACACAGGACAAAGCCGCAGATTCGATTAAGTTTTTGGAAGGTGTGTCAGATCATTTAGGGCTTAGACTAAAAGGATTGATGCAAAATTATAAAGACTTGGCAGGGTCAACGAGGGGAAGTAATTTAGAGGGAAAGGAAACACAAAAAATAATGCTTGCTGTTGGAACGGCTTCTAGTTCAATGGGGTTAAGCATGGATGCCACAAAATTGATGATCAAAGCCTTTCGTGACATGGTCTCAAAGGGAAAGATCAGTTCGGAAGAGCTCACACAGCAACTCGGCGACCACCTCCCAGGGGCTCTTAAGCTTGCTGCTGACTCTATGGATATGACAAAACGTGAACTCCTAGATATGATGCGTTCCGGCGAACTGATGGCAGAGGACTTAATCCCTCGGCTCACGCATGCAATTTATACGTTTTATTCAAAGTCGTCAAGCCAGAGTTTGAACTCTGCTAGAGCAAATATCAATAGGTTGCAAAATTCTTTTGATAACTTAATTCGGACATTTTCGAGAAGTGACTTGATGAATTCCTTTATTGATGCAGTAAAGGAAATAAACGTCCAGATTGAATTCTGGATGTTTAATAACGCTGAATTTATTAAACAAGATCTACCAGGGCATATAGAAAATATCTTCTTTAGTGTGAAATCCTTCCTTTCGTTTATAGGTAGAAATCCTGAATATTTTGAATATGGTCTGGTTGGTTATTTGGTAGGCGGCAAAAAAGGATTGCTAATCGGTTCGTTTCTAGCAAATATATTGCCTCCTGATTTGAAAGAAACGCTTACTTCTTGGGCGAAATATGGGATGCAAAAAACACAAGATGCTCGAAATTGGGCATGGGATAAGCGTTTAGGCACATTGAAAGATGATCTTGCAGATAAACAGAAAAGATTAGAACAGGTTAAGCAGACACTTAATAATCCGATAGATTCTTATTATAACGTAAGTGAGGATACGATTTCACAATTTAGGGCAACTATCAAAGCTGAACTTGCAGAAGCACAGAAAAATCTGGATGAATTAGAACAGATGTGCAAGAGATATGGCTTTGCTATAGAAGAAAATCATAAGCATAAGAAAATATTAGACAATATAAAATTTTACAAAGATGTTTTGACTTATGAAGATGACGATTTGCTACCTTACTTGTCAGGTAAAGGTGATTCATCGTTTTTTGATAATTTTTTTGAAAGCAGCGAGCGAAATAAATTTTATAATTCTATTCACAAGAGTCAGGAAGCACAAAAGAGCTTTATCCAAAAGAAGATTTTTGAACAACAAGAATTGGTTGATGAGATTAGAGCTATTCAAGATAAGATAGAGCTTTTTACAGGAAAGGAAACTTACACAGATAATAATATCGATGTGAATGTAAATGAAGCATGGGAATCGTTTTTAAGGGAGAAAAAAGCAAGGGACAGGGAAAGAAGATCCTTAATTGACTCTTTGTTTGATAAAAAACCTCCTAAGTTTATTCCGTCAGTAAAGCCATCAAAGGATATTCCGCCAGTAAAGCAAACAAAAAGTGAAGAGAAAAAAGAAGATGTTACTTTTCAAAAGAATTTGGTTGATATAGAAGCGCAATTCAGAACCCATTCTTTAAGGATGGAGAATATCGCTTATCAGAGTTATGGTAGTATCGCTAATTCGTTTAGCGATACTGTTCATTCTACAATTATAGGCGATTTAAAAAGTATAGAAGATCTCGGAAGGAGTGTTGCTGATAGTTTAGCGCAATCTTTTTCGAATATCATCGGGAACATGTTTACACAATCTCTTTATTCATCACTTGGGTTGCCTTTTCCAAATAGCTTTGGTTCTGGTCCTGGTCCCCAAATGCCTTCACATACTCCTGTGTTGCCTCCTGGCCATCCTAATTATATACCTTCGATTGGTCCGGTTGCGTTGTCGCCTTCAAATCATAATATTAGTTTTAACATTGTAGACAGGGTAGGTGTAAGTATAACAAAAGCAAGTCAACCAACTCAGACAGGGGATGGGTTTCAACTGGATCTAGTTGTTGATGCAATAGAAAATTCAATTGTTGATCGGGCTGCAAGGGGAAAATCCGCATTGGCTAATTATATGAACAAAAGGTATTGATTTTGGCTAGTGATATTAATGACAATTTATCAAAAGCTTATATTGGTGATGATCAAATATTGTCTACTCTTGAAATAAGGCATGTCTCTTTTGTCGAAAATGAAGTGCCTTATGCTTTAAGGATTGTTAACGATAACCAAGACTTTCAGGGGTTAATTGAAAGTGATGCGGTACTTGATGCCGGTAGCATGGTTTTGTTTCAGGCTTGTCCTTTTCGTGTTGTTATGCCTGAAAAAGGAAATTTGATTCCAAGTTTGACGGTCGGTATTGACGATATTTCGTTGACATTAAGACCTTATTTGTTGAAAGCTAAAAACTATTTTTCGCCTATTTGGGTTGTATATAGGGAGTATTTGACAGAATATCCCGAACCTCAATTGAAGTATGTATACAGGGTTTTAAAATCATCTGGAATGAATACAGTCGAATTTACTGCTGAAATGTCAAACTATTATAATAGAAAGGTCTTGAATAAAAAAATATTGGTTGACGATTTTCCGGGTCTTTCTATAGGTGAATAATTGGTCTGGTTTAACCGATATATAGGCAAAAAGTGGACATTTGATTATAACTGTTGGTCTTTGGTTGTCGATGTTTATAAAAATGAGAGAAAAATAGAAATCCCAGATTATAAGTTACTTGTTAATAACCGAAAATATTACAGTGTTATGATTTCATTGATGGATGAAAGGGACAACTGGTTTGAGGTTGAAAACCCTCAAACGTTTGACGTTTTATTATTTTACAATCCGGTCCCTTCTCATATAGGCATCTACGATAAAAAATTCAATGGTGTATTGCATGCTGTTGAAAAAACAGGCGTTGTGTTCCAGCGCCTAAACGACTATGGGATGGATAAATGGCTGAAAATCAAATCGTTCAGAAGAAAATTAACATATACTATATGAGCGGGGTAGATAGTTCTTTCTATTCAGTCAAGGAAGTAAACGCTTGCCGGTTAGCTGGTCTTGTCAGGGGTATTAGAGGAAATGTCGTTCTAGTTGTGGACAAAGGACGTGTCTTTTCTATTGGTGAATACAGAGACTACAAAAATCTTATACCGGTTTATCATCTTTTTATCGTCTATTTTCCGGCAAATCAGAGAAACAAGGGGCTTGCAACAATTATACAATTGGCGACAATGTTTTCGTCTTTTTACTTGATGGATTATATGGGCGGCTTGAATTGGGTTAAAAGTCTGTCTAGTGCCGGTCAGTTTTTTGTAAAGGGCATGGCTGGTATGTTGTTAAGCTATGGCGGGGGCCTTTTGTATAACTCCTTTGTACCATTGCCTGAAGATCAAGTAAAACCTGATTTAACGCCAAACGCTACGTATGAAATAAACTACCGAAAGAATTACTTTAAGACCGGTTCTCCGATACCTGATTTATATGGTGTTTTAAGGGTTTATCCCTACCATGCCATGACGCCTTATTCGGAGTATCTAAATAATCAAAAATATTTCAATCTTTTGTTCCTGGTTTCTCATGGCCGATGCCAGTTTGAGGATGTCCGTTTTGGCGATATCCCTTTGACAAGTTCTCTTTTTGGTGATTACCAGGGGGTCCCTGATATTCAGATCCAATACATTTATCCTCATGAGCAACTTCACTTGTTCCGTGATAATGTGTATCTGAATAATTCGGTCGCTTCTTGTAAGCTTGAGTATGGAAGAGAATTTGGACCGTTTAAGACGTGCTCAAAAGTTGAAACGATTGTTGCTATTGCAGTTGATCTGACCTTTCCCAATGGGATCTGTGAAATTAATGCAACATTTGGAAGCGCTTTTCAACGGACAGTTCAGGTTGATATAAAATATCGAAAAATTGACGAAGAAGATATACCAATTGATGATTGGCAAATTAAAAGTTTTTCTTTTACGAATGATGTCTATCACCAATTGTCGTATACACTGAAAATTGATGTCCCCGATGGTCGTTATGAGGTCAGTTTTGAAAATAAAAGCGTTTATGATCAATACAAAAGGGGCATGTGTATTGTCCAATCGTTAAAGGGGTTGAAGGATTCTAAACGGACATACGGCGACAAAACATTGATAGCAGTCAGATGTCGAAGTATAGAAGGCATAGAGCTTGATAGGTTTAATGTTAAAGCTTGCAGGTATTTGAAGCATTGGGATGATAACGAAAAAACATGGTCTGAAAACTATGCACGGTCTTGTGTGATGTGGTCGGCTGTGAATCTATTGATGTATTATAATGACGATATACAGGAATCTGATATTGATTGGAATACATTTTATCCTTTACAGAGTGCGTATTATTCTACTCGTAAAGGATTTTGCGGCTACAATGCATATTTGACTGAGTCGAATGACTTACTATCAGCTTTGTCTGACTGTCTTAGGGTTGCAAGGATCTTTTATTATGTTATTGGTAATAAAATCTCGTTTGTCAGAGATGAACCAATTGACTATGTATCAGCAGTTTTCAGTGCTGATAATATTAAGTCATGGACCGAAGAAATTGGTTATACTACAAATGATCTTGCAAAAGCTGTAAATGTTTCTTACTTTGATTCAAAGATAGATGTTAAAGATTCAGTCTTATGTGAACCTGACATTATATCTGAAATTGAAACCGGCACAATTCCTACTATCGAAATATCAGGCGTTACAGATAGAGAACATGCATGGAGAGAAGGGAAGTACCATATCGAAAGCAGTCTTAAAAGAAGGCATTATCTTACAATCGTTACAGATAGAGAAGGATATATACCCATATTTCATTCTAGGGTGAAAGTATTCATTGATATGCCTAAAGGCGAGATTACTTTGAGAAATGTTCAGTATAGAGGGTTCTATTTGAGGATTGATCATAATTTTGACAGTGCTGATTTAACTCTTTTTTTTATTGAAGGTGATGAATATTCTATATTTCAGTTTGATTCCGATTCTGTTGGGTCTTCTAGTTTTATTGGTGATTTTTTTCTTGGTTCAGATGCATTCCATATTGATGGACATGATATTTATTTAAGGGAAGCACTAGACCGGTCTTTTTTGGCGGAAAGCAGCCAAACGAATGGTTATATATTCTTACGAAAATCAGACGGTGTTCATCATGTTTATGCTTTTGAAGCTTACAGCGATATCTTTTATATAGATCGATCTTTTGATGGTCCTTATTCTCATTTATTCCTTAGAACAATGAGAGGTAATCTGACGCCTGCTGCTAATGACAGTGCTATTGTTGGTGGAAGTATTGTTAATGTGAATCAATTAATTGATGATGATATCCGATGTATATTATTTTCAAATGAATTGGAAGCGTACGAAGAAGACTTTCAGGTTATCAAAATAAGGGGCGTTGGTAATGATATTGAATTGAGTCTTGTCAATTATGTTGGCATAGTTGACACTGGCACTATGCCTGAAAGGCCGGTTTATACTTCTGTACCGTTAACAGTAGTAGAATACTATTCGCCATACTCAGAAGATCGTTCCTATGAAGGGCTATATAACGAAAATAGTTTTTATTATAGATATCCAAATAACGATTCATGGCAAATTGTCAATAAAGGGGTCGTTAAGATAAGAATAAAGGTGCATTTGCATTTTTATTTTTACTATCTTCGTTTAACTACATATCAAGACGGTGGGAAGCCAGGTGACCCCTATTGGGAGAAAAAGACTGTTTATAATGCATATTATACAGGGTATTCATTCAATTTAATTTTAGGCATAAGATCTAATGGTGTATGGTCAGAGGAAGTGCAATTTATTGAAAACAGAGATATTGATTCAGAATTTAGTACAGAAGATAGCTCTGAATTGTGGGGGTCCAGACCTCACCCTAAAGTGATAGCGATAGAATCTGACACATATATTGATGAAATAGACAGTTATTATATCAAGGTGGAAATTCCAGATAGTAATGCTCTGCCTACATATCCCTCCTATGGAAATGAAGGCGAAAATGTTTTTCTTTTTGAAAAAAGTTATATGGAGGACTATCTAAAAGAAGAGGACGCAAAGTAAATGGCTGAAAGTGCTCATATTTGGACGTTTGGTTTACCTGAAGATGATGGCTATAGTGAAAAACCATGTCCAATTATAGAAACATCAGAATTTATATCAGGGAAAAGAAAATATCGTAAACAATCAACACTGTCACGTGTCGAGGTTTCTGTAAGTTTTGTGCTTACATTAGAAGCGTATGATTATTTTAATATTTTCTATGATAATACTAATTCTGGGACGGATGCGTTTCAAATGGAGCTTTTGACCGGTACACACGATGTTTGCATTATACCTGGGTCACTGAATGTCAAAAGTGACAGTCCATATGTTAAGATTTCCTTTACCGTTGAGTATTTCAAATGAACGAAAACAGGATAAGATTGATCGTGTACTTGATCAGTCCTTTGGTTTGCATTCTGGGAGTTGTTTATAATAATTACGGAAATGCACAGTTCAGAGATAGTATATTTCAGGTCCAATTGATACTTTATTTTGTTGTTATCGTCATTTCTGTGGGATGTTTTTTTAAATATATCTCTCAATGGTATCTAAGAGAACTCAGAATACTGATTCTATTTAAGTGTATCTTTGCTTCGTATGTCGCAGTTTCAAGTTTTTATTTTATTCCCTTGTTAACTCAATGGATCGCTGATAAAAGCTATCTCAGTATAAATATCCAATCTGATCAGCTTTGGTCAACGGCTCAAATAGGCTTTGTAGTTTCTTTTATGGGCGCCATATTAGGTGCTTTTCTTGATTTTCCGACTTTGATCGATCTGAGGATTGGTTCTAAGTTAAATGTCCCCTTTTTTGGAGAGACTGGCCTAGAAATGAATTTGTTGACAGAAGAAAAATTAATCGAGTTGGAAAAAGAAATACAATCTTGGAAGGACTCCGCATAACATGACAAAAGCGTTATTCACGATAAGAAGGGCTGGTAAAATATTCGGTTGGACTTGTTTTGTTGTCTCTTGCCTTATTATTTGCTTGTTAAAAATCCAGATTTATAATGAGATGCGGACGCTTGAGCATTTGCGGCTAGAGGCTATCGATGGTTTAATGAAGTCAGCGAAAGAAATCGTGACAAATACAACTCGTGTTTATCTGGATTCTCGCATTTCCCAAATTGTTGAAAAACCTGTAAGAGATTATATTGAAAACGAATCTGAACAGTTAATAGAGCTATACCTCAAGAGTGATGTTGAGGTGCTTATACAAGATACAACTAGAGATATGATATCTATATTTATAAGAAATGAAATCAAAAGACAAATAAGTGTTTATCTGGATGGCATTTACCCGCAAAACGAAAGGCTTGACACATGGCGTGTACGAATCGAAGACAGGAACGACAAGGAAAAGTAGAGTCAATTTTTACAGAAATTGACGATACAGCTTTTGTCTATGTCTTTTTTATGCTCGGTTGTACCTTTACGCTGCTATTCTATAGCTGGTTGTTTTGGGGGAACTATTTTTTCAGGATTGTCTTAAATCTGTTAGAACTTAAGGTCGCTTTTACAGGTATATTTCTAAGCATGGCTGTCGTTGCTGTTTTGTATTCTGCTTATTCTGAGCTAGACGGACACTTTAAAGAAATTCGTGATGAGCTAATTTATAATTTTGGATTAATATTAATTGTCTTTTTTTGTTCATTGTTTTTCGGCTTTTTGCTAGTTGATTGGTTTGCAAAAGAACAATATAAAGACTTGAATCCTATAGCAGGAATTAAGTGGTCTTTGTGGGAATATCATTCACAAAGACTGCTTAACCATATTTGTCTAGACGCCTTGTTTGACGTAGTTTTGATCAGAATGTTAAGGCTATCATCTTTTGGCAAGGTTCCTGCTATAGGTCGTATAGCTATTGCAAAGAAAATTCTTGATGAAAAAGAGGTTGAACTAATCCTTTTAAGACAGAGAAATATTAGAGACAAATTGATACAAGAATACAAGAAAAAGGCTAAGATCGAATATCAAGAACTATCTTTTTTTGAAAAGCTAAGATTTTATTAAAGCAGATCAAAATTGATCAAGAACGTTTTCCCCTTGTACTGATGTTCTTTTTTGGGCTGTTCTTTTTTTTGTGACCAGCAAAGAAGCGATATACCGAATTCTTTTTCAATGTGAGTTAATACCAATGTTCTAATGAAATCGTTTAGGTCGAGGTCTGAGGCCTTGAAATAAACGATTATCCTTTCATACATAGAGACAGTTAATATACTGTCTCTTTTGTACTTTCCGGGCTTTCTGTTTGGACTTGATAACAAAACGTTTTCGAAGGTTTTGTTGGTGAAAAAGCCCTCTTCGAAAGTCCAGTCTTCAAAAATTAAGACTTTATTCTTATAGGTCATTTTGACCGGTTCTCCGATCCAACAATTTTCTTTGATTGATTTGCGTTCTATGAAATAATCACAAATCAATTCTCTTGCCAAAACGCCGGCGTTTATATTGTTGATAGCTAAAAAACGTTTTGCTAGAAATGGAAGATTTAAGTGGATTCTTTTTAATTTGTTTTTTTTCATTTTTTCCTCTTTTTATTGTTTTATTATTCTTTTACTCTCACCCATTAACCTTACACTATCATTAATGTACGAAAAAGTAAAGCATTTTTTGTATTTTTATTTTTGCTTCTTAGGCCGGAATGGTCCCGGAGTGGTTTTTATATATGCTGATATGCTGTTCTTTGCGCTGTTGTGATATAGGGGCGAGGGGCGTTCAATATTCCGGAGCGGTTTTTGATTTTTCGTATCTATAGAGGCATGGGAAAACTGATTTTTTGCCTTTTTTTTGTATCCTCAAAAATATATTTGACAATAGGTATTTCATGATATATTTATGAGATGTTAAGCAATCTTAAAAATAATTCCCTGTAAGGGCTCGCTTAAAATTAAGATTGCTATAGAATTCCCTGTAAGGGACAAAGATCAAGCATTGAATCAAGTTTTTTCGTGCAATCTTTATAAGCTATGGTCCCGGAGCGGTTTTTGAGTTTCGTATCGATAGCTATAGAGGCACGAAAAAACTGATTTTTTGCCTTTTTTTCGTGTTTTTAGATTTTACCTTCATTTTTTCGCAAGTCATTAATACTCATATGTTTGTAGACATTCGCCTTCATAAAGCTATTGCCTTTAATCCATAGCTAGAATTTTTTGTGCAAGCCATTGTATTACATGGGCCGGAGCGGTTTTTGAATTTTCGTATCGATAGCTATAGAGGCACAAAAAAACTGATTTTTTGTCATTTTTTCGTATTTTCAGATTTTGCCTGGATGTTTCCGCAAGCCTTTGATGGCTGTATATTTGCGAATGCCTGTCTCTGTAAAGTCTATGCCTTCAATTCATAGCTAGAATTTTTCGTGCAAGCCATTGTATTACATGGCCCGGAGCGGTTTTTGTGTTTTTGTATCGATAGCTATAGAGGCACAAAAAAACTGATTTTTTGTCATTTTTTCGTATTTTCAGATTTTGCCTGGATGTTTCCGCAAGCCTTTGATGGCTGTATGTTTGCGGATACCTGTCTCTGTAAAGTCTATGCCTTCAATTCATAGCTAGAATTTTTCGTGCAAGCCATTGTATTACATGGGCCGGAGCGGTTTTTGTGTTTTCGTATCGATAGCTATAGAGGCACAAAAAAACTGATTTTTTGTCATTTTTCCGTATTTTCAGATTTTGCCTGGATGTTTCCGCAAGCCTTTGATGACTGTATATTTGCGAGTACCTGTCTCTGTAAAGTCTATGCCTTCAATTCATAGCTAGAATTTTTCGTGCAAGCCATTGTATTACATAGGCCGGAGCGGTTTTCGAATTTTCGTATCGATAGCTATAGAGGCACAAAAAAACTGATTTTTTGTCATTTTTTCGTATTTTCAGATTTTGCCTGGATGTTTCCGCAAGCAGTTGATGGCTGTATCTTTACAGATACCTGTCTCTGTAAAGTCTATGCCTTCAATTCATAGCTAGAATTTTTCGTGCAAGCCATTGTATTACATAGGCCGGAGCGGTTTTCGGATTTTTGTATCGATAGCTATAGAGGCACTAGAAAGCTGATTTTTTGTCATTTTTTCGTATTTTCAGATTTTGTCTGGATGTTTCTGCAAGCCTTTAATGGCTGTATATTTGCGAATACCTGTCTCTGCGAAGTCTATGCCTTCAATCCATAGCTAGAATTTTTCGTTCAAGCCGTTGTATTACATGATCCGGAGCGGTTTTTGTGTTTTCGTATCGATAGCTATAGAGGCACAAAAAAACTGATTTTTTGTCATTTTTTCGTATTTTCAGATTTTGCCTGGATGTTTCCGCAAGCCGTTGATGGCTGTATCTTTACAGATACCTGTCTCTGTAAAGTCTATGCCTTCAATCCATAGCTAGAATTTTTCGTGTAAGCCGTTGTATTACATGAGCCGGAGCGGTTTTTGTGTTTTCGTCTCGATAGCTATAGAGGCACAAAAAAAACTGCTTTTTTGTCATTTTTTCGTATTTTCAGATTTTGCCTGGATGTTTCCGCAAGCCTTTGATGGCTGAATATTTGCGAATACCTGTCCCTGTAAAGTCTATGCCTTCAATTCATAGCTAGAATTTTTCGTGCAAGCCATTGTATTACATGAGCCGGAGCGGTTTTTGTGTTTTCGTATCGATAGCTATAGAGGCACAAAAAAACTGATTTTTTGTCATTTTTTCGTATTTTCAGATTTTGCCTGGATGTTTCCGCAAGCCTTTGATGGCTGTATGTTTGCGAATACCTGTCTCTGTAAAGTCTATGCCTTCAATTCATAGCTAGAATTTTTCGTGCAAGCCGTTGTATTACATGAGCCGGAGCTGTTTTTGTGTTTTCGTATCGATAGCTATAGAGGCACAAAAAAACTGATTTTTTGTCATTTTTTCGTATTTTCAGATTTTGCCTGGATGTTTCCGCAAGCCGTTGATGGCTGTATATTTACAGATACCTGTCTCTGTAAAGTCTATGCCTTCAATCCATAGCTAGAATTTTTCGTTCAAGCCGTTGTATTACATGAGCCGGAGTTTTTGTGTTTTCGTATCGATAGCTATAGAGGCACAAAAAAACTGATTTTTTGTCATTTTTTCGTATTTTCAGATTTTGCCTGGATGTTTCCGCAAACCCTTGATGGCTATATGTTTGCGAATACCTGTCTCTGTAAAGTCTATGCCTTCAATTCATAGCTAGAATTTTTTGTGCAAGCCGTTGTATTACATGAGCCGGAGCGGTTTTTGTGTTTTCGTCTCGATAGCTATAGAGGCACAAAAAAACTGATTCTTTGTCATTTTTTCGTATTTTCAGATTTTGCCTGGATGTTTCCGCAAACCTTTGATGGCTGTATATTTGCGAATGCCTGTCTCTGTAAAGTCTATGCCTTCAATTCATAGCTAGAATTTTTCGTGCAAGCCGTTGTATTACATGAGCCGGAGCTGTTTTTGTGTTTTCGTATCGATAGCTATAGAGGCACAAAAAAACTGATTTTTTGTCATTTTTTCGTATTTTCAGATTTTGCCTGGATGTTTCCGCAAGCCGTTGATGGCTGTATGTTTGCGAATACCTGTCTCTGTAAAGTCTATGCCTTCAATTCATAGCTAGAATTTTTTGTGCAAGCCGTTGTATTACATGAGCCGGAGCGGTTTTTGTGTTTTCGTCTCGATAGCTATAGAGGCACAAAAAAACTGATTTTTTGTCATTTTTTCGTATTTTCAGATTTTGCCTGGATGTTTCCGCAAACCCTTGATGGCTATATGTTTGTGAACGTCTACTCCTGTAGAGCCGTTGTCTTTAAGTCATAGCTAGGATTTTTTGTGCAAGCCGTTGATGTTACCGGTCTTGCCTGGTCTTGTCTGGTCTTCCTGGTTACTGGTTCCTGGTCTTCCTGCTGGTCTTCCTGCTGGTCTTCCTGCTGGTCTTCCTGGTCTTCAATTGCTTAAAGATTTATTTGTTATGACCTTATTTAATCTATTGATTTTTTTAGTAATGTCGCCTAATTGTTTTCTATTAAAGCCGTTACAATCTATTAATCTCATTGCATTTTGTGTGATTTGAGTATATCGGCTTATGCTTTTTGTTATAATGTTGATCTCTGATATCTTGCTTAAATGAGTCTTGCTTGATTTTCTTATTATATCGTTAATCGCCTTCATTTTTATTCTGTCAAGAAATAAACTTTCATACTGGTCTTCCTGCTGGTCTTCCTGCTGGTCTTCCTGCTGGTCTTCCTGCTGGTCTTCCTGCTGGTCTTCCTGCTGGTCTTCCTGCTGGTCTTCCTGCTGGTCTTCCTGCTGGTCTTCCTGCTGGTCTTCCTGCTGGTCTTCCTG